CCGTTAGCAATCACATAATCGTGTTGAGCCATGCCGAGTCCTTACCAGGACAGTATTTGTCCAACTTTAGCCGCCTCGGCCATAGCCAACCGCATTCCAGTTGAAGTTACGGCTAACGGCAGTCCCAGCCGAGTTTTTAAAGGTGACGGTAAAGCCGGTGCCGCTAATGCTGGTGACTTCAAAGAAATCGCCGGTTGCCATATTTTGAGCGGTAATCCCGATGCTGGGAAGGTAGGAGTTGACCCCACCGAGGCTTGCCGTTCCAGTCCAGAAGGCGTTGGTAAAGGTGATTGCCTTGGCGCCGGCTCCGCTGCTGACCGCTCCATCGCTGTTTTCCGTGCGGCGCTGAAAGGTGGCGTCGTAGCCCAGTTCGTCCACCAAGATGTTTTGGTCGATTGCACTGCTGCTGAGATCGGCGCGGAATTGGAAGCCACGACCACGGAAGGCGCCGTTGACGAATTCTTGCCATGCGCCCCAAGTCGGGGTGCCGCTGGGGTTGCCGGTGGTGGAGCGCAACATCAGTTTGGCGTTCACCTTGTCCGTAATGCCACCATCCCAGTCAGGCCAGTCATCGACGGTGTTGGCGCGGGAATCAATCAGGTCGGATGGGTAATAACCACGGGTAACAAAATACCGGCGGAGGTCAATAGAGAAGGTATCGCCGAGATCCAAAGTGCTGGCAAACGTATAAGTGCCAGAGTCGTCAACTGGTCCAAGAATATCTAGCGTTGGCACCAAATCGAGATCAGCAATCGAATCGAACAGCGTGGTGCCGTCTAGGGTCAGTGCGTCAAATTCCTCGCTGTAAAAAGTATTGGATTTACTGCCTTGGAATGGTGGGGAGTCTTGATCTTCGCGGCGGGTTTGGATCGTTAGCGGCGCGATAGTGTCGGGCAAGTCAATAATTACACTGGTTTCGTTGGCTGATTGCCGTCCACCGTCATCTTCAAATTTCACCAGCACTTCGCCTTCCACGAGTGGAATAATGGCTTCCGTTGAGCTGCCGGACTTGGCTGGGATTAGGTCAACGCTGTTGCTCCAAGTTGCCGTTCCATCGGTCAGGCTGCTGTGACGGATATGAATTTTGCCGCCGACTTTTACGTCAAGGTCAACGGTTTCGGTCCAGCGAAGGCGGCCAGAGTTGTTATTGATTGCCTCAAAGGTCAGGTTTTGAACGTTGCCCGGCACTGCGGTTTTGCCGATCAGCGCAAACTGGGCGACGGCAATTTCACTGCCTTTGCTGAGATAGTTGAACGCCTGAACTTGAACGTAAAGCGTTCCGGGGCGTGTGTTTTTAATTTGCAGTGACGGTGAGGTTGTGTTGGCCTGCGTCCAGTTGTCGTTGTCGATTCTGTATTTGACGCGGAACTCAGTTACAAGTTGTTTGGGGCTAATCCAGCTCAGGTCAAAGGCTGAAAAGACGCTTTGGCCGTCTTGGTAAAGGTATTCCGTGCCAGTGATATTTCCCGGAGCATTAGGTGCTGCCGAAAGATTGCTGATGTCGCGGGTGGTTAGTTTGTTGTCGCTTTCAATCGCGTCGTAAATCGTGCTGTTGTACTGCAGCGCAGTTACGCCGTAAATGCCATCTTCGCCTTCGGCAACATTCAGCACGCGATATTGCTGAGCTTCGATGTCGCTGGTTTGAATCAGCCAAATCACATTGGCATTGGGTGCTTCGCTAAATGCGCTGCTGACGTTGATGGTGGTGCCAGAGATGCTGCTGATGGTTTTGGTTTCCACCAAGCCGTTGGGCATCAACACCGAAATTGTTGGACTGTTTGACAGATTGACGGTGAGGTTGGTGTTGCTATCAACAGTGATGGCGGTTGTGGTGGCAGAGCTGACGCGGCCACTGCGGCGTGATCCGGCTTTGAGCGGATCGGCAATGTCAATCACCATGCCGGGGCGCAGGATGATACCGGTGTCAATGGAGACCGAGAAAGTGACGGTTTCGGTCAGGTTTTGTTCGCTCAGTAGCGCCCATTTACCAGCCCGATGCGCTTGGCCTTGGCTGTAGCAACCCAGCGCTTTGATGTCTTTATTGATAATGCCGTATTTGGAAACGGCGTCTGCATCTTCTACGTATTCGTATTCAACTTCGCCCAAAGTGTCGTAGGACTGCCAAGCAACAGTGGCGACCGTGTGACGTGCTTTTTGCGATGATCCGCTATAGGCAAAAATGCCATTAACAACATTGCTTGGACCAAGTAAATACTGGGAATCGGTTGGTTTGTCTTGTTGCAGCACCAGCGAACCGGCGCCGTAATAGGCGATGCCACGGAACAGGCTGGTCATCTCTTGGATAACGTTATAAACCTCGTCGCGGCTGTTAATCAGCAAGTTGCAAGCGAAGCGAGGCTCCAAACCGCCTTTGCCGTTATCAACTAGCTCGTTGCAGTATTGACTAATCGAATAAAAGTCATAGCGGTCAAGGCTGCTGGCTGGAACACTGGCGCCATAACGGGTGTTGGTGAGCAAATCCCACAGACACCAGGCTGGGTCGTTGCACCAAGTCGCAGCGCCAAAAGTTCCATCCCAAACGCCTGCGTAGGTGATTCGCCCGATGTGGGTTGTTGTGTCAACCGTGGCGTTGCTTGGCAACTGAATTTTGATCCCGCGAACCAGATATTTCCGTGGCGGAATGCTGTTGAAATCACGCGCATCAAAACGAAGGCCAACAAGTGCGCTGTTTGGGTAGCGCAGTTTTTCGTCAATAATTTCTGTGTAGCTTTGCCAGTAAGTTTCGTTTTGGCGCTTTGCGGAGGATTCGTCACCGCTCAAACGGATAACGCGAACATCGACGGGAAATGCTCCATCGAAACCAACGTTGTAATCGCGCTGGTAGGAGTTGTTTGTTTTGCCGCTGATCGTGTCCGTCAGAACGTCTGTGTAACCACCACCGTTGTATTGAATTTGGATTTTAAGTTCAACGCTATGGCCGACAATATCGCCGTCGTCTTCAATAATTTGCAGAGCTGGAACTTGAACGGTTACACGAACCCGGTCAACATCGGTATCGGTGACGGTTCTTGTTATCGGGGTGTTGTAGAAAAGTTGAACGCCAACGCTCTTTTCTGATTCTGCGCCTCCTGTAAAACTTGCAATAGCGGCTTGAGATTGGGTGCCATTGCGGGTGGTGACTGTATAGCCGCGAAAGTTATCATTTCCAGCAGCGTCTACAACGGGCGTTCCATCCAGATAAATGCTGTTGGCGCCATTGTCTAAACCCTGAATTTCACCTTCGCTGATTAGATCCAGAACGTTTGCGTACTGAATTGATTGCAGCGAGTCGTCGGCTTCGGTTGGAGTGCGGGATTGACCGCCGCCGCCGCCTTTGCCACCACCGCCTCCGCCACCACCAGCACCAGCGATACCAAGACCGAGGCCGGCATTGTGTACGCGGATTCCGCCAGCGATGAAGGTGTGGTGGCCTTCAACAGTCAGGTTGTAGACCGTGCCAGTGCAGAACTCGGTCTTGCCAACAATGGGGCGGAGGTGGCCGTTGGCGTCAACGAGGCAATCGTCAGAACCGAGCGTGTCGATTTCAACGAAGGCATTGAACTGGTTAAGCACCCAGTGGTTGGGGGTGGCATCAAGATGCTGTCCGCCCCAGAGCGTGTAGCGGATGACGCGCTCGCCTTCGTGTTCGTGGACCTTGAGGATCTTGGCTTCGTGGACTTCGCCGGTGTGGTCAAAGCTCAGAACCAGATCGTTCGGCTGTAGTTCATCAATGCGGCGTTGGCCGCCCGGAACGTTGATGAGCGTATGGCCAAGGAAGCAGCCGCCACCACCGCCGCCACCAGAACCTTGGATCATTTGAATATTGCGGGTCATTAGCTTTTGCGGGTACGGAAGAAAGCGGCGATGAGTTCCTCTTGGAATTGTTGCTGGCTTATGGTTGCACCGTTGCCAGTGCTTTCAACATCAAGGCCGCTGGAAATCACAGCCGAACCAACAAAAACTCGACCGTAGGCAATGGGAACAGGCAAGCCTTGTTTGGCGGTATTGACAATCCCACTGAAGCTGAATGATTCAAGTTTTGCGGCTTCGCGCCCACGTTCAAACGGGGAAGTTGATTGCACCGGAACTGGTGAAAGCGATTGCGCGATACCTCCAAGAACAAGGCTGGCGCCGATACCAACAACAGCGGTGCCAACCGTTCCGATGCCCATGAATCCTCCCAAGGCAACGCCAGCAGACGCAATACCACCAGTAACGATTGCCAACGTTATTAAGCCAATGCCAGCAAAAATTTGTCCTGCTCCTTCACCCGCGCCAGCGATTACGGGCGTGATACTGAAGACTTCGCGTTCACTAAATGGAGCGGCAATCAACATTGCATTCTGTTCGGTAACTTTTTCTTTTCCGATTGTCACCCGATAGCCAACACCTTCTTTTTCGCTATCAATTAACCACTTTTCTAAGCCCGGAAAATTAACACATAATGCTTTCAAAGCCTGCGCGGGCGTTTCAGCTTCAAACTGGAAACGGCACTGACCCAGCTTCTTGCGGAGTGCGCCGTAGACCTTAACGACTTTCATGCCGCAGGACTCGGGCGGTGCTTTTCAGATAATAGCCGCCATAGATGTCGCGGCTACTGAGGCGGCCTTGGAGATGGTGCAAGATCAACTGGTCGCCAAGGTAGACGGCGGCGTGATTGGGCAGTGGTGATGTAAGTTGCATAAGGATCGCATCACCGTATTGCAGCTCCTCCAGCGGGATGGGGTAGAAGCCTTCGTTGGCGAAGTTGTCTAGGTATAAATTCTCACCCCGTAACCAGAACTGGTCGCGGCGGTCGTAGTCGCGCAGGTTGAGGCCAAATTCGCGGTTGTACCAGTCCCGGCAGAGCGTGTAACAGTCCACCACGCCAAACATGAACTCGCGCCCCACATAGGGCAGTTCAAAGCCTTCAGGTTCGCAATAACCCCATTGCTCGGTCTGCGGGTTGACGACGTGCCAAGGCAGGCCAGATTTTTCGCAGGCAACGCGGTCGGCTTGGGATGGGGCATGGTTGGTCTTTGGGTGGCTATGCACCACGGCCACAATTTCGCCCTGTTCCTCGGCGGCAACGTAATCAGCGGGATCCAGCACGAAATGTTCGTCTGGCGTTTCGGCCATGTTGCGGCAGGGAAAATACCGCTTGCGGCCTTTGACCACCGCCACCAAACCGCAGGATTCTTTGGGGAACTCAGCCTTGGCGTGTTCCAGTGCAGCGGCCTGTACGGCTTCGGATAATTTCATTGCGTCAGACCAGCGCCGGGGAAAGATCCAAAGGGCAACTCGGCGGTTTCACCAAAACGCAATTTGCAGGAACTGAGGCGTTTGCCGCATTTATCGGCTGCCAAGGTGCCAACACTGTTGTCATTGATGTCCCAGTAATTGCTGCCGGTGTAGCCGCATTCAGTGCTGCGGTATTTCCACTGACAAATGTTGGCAATAATTTGGCGCTTGGGAATCATCACGCCAGCGAGGTCAAATTTGCTGGCTAGTTCGAAGCTCACCGAATCGCGGTTTTCGCTTGCCTTGCGATCCACGTACCAGACCTCATCTGGGAATTTGGCGTGGGGATCTGCTGCAGTCTCGCCGTCGAGGTATTTCTTCAGGGTGCGGATGCGTTTTACCGTGGCGCCACCCAAATCGTTGCCGGGTGTGGTGGCGTTGACCAGCAACAGCAGTGTGGTCATTGTGCCGTCCAGATTGCTGATGGTCAGCGTGGGGCGTGGCAATGTGCCGGTGTTGGTGTATTCAAAGCCCTCGGCCTTAACGGGCAGGCGGGCGTAAGCGTTGCCGTTCCAGGTGATGTTGCCACTGACGTTGGCGTTGCAGCCGTTGTGCCAGCGGTAGGTATCACTGCTGCCGTGCAGGGTGGTGTCCAGCGTCATTTCGAATAGTTCGATGATGGCGCTTGGTGCCAGTGCGGCCAGCTCCTCGTAGACGCTGCTAATCGCCGTCCAGACAACCGTGCCATCGGTAATGGTGCTGCCAATGTCGGTT